ACACCATCCGTGGGTTCCCCTCGCGCTCCGCGTCGCGCAGTGCGTCCAGCCAGTCCGGTACGTACACGTACTGGGCTGGCTTCCGCAAAGCCAGTTGGTCCCGCAGCATGCAGACCGCGGCGCCGGTTTTGCCCGTGCCCGTGGAGCCCCACAGCAACACTCCGGGGCTGTCTCCACCGCCATCCCACACCCACGAGCGCAGCGGACCCACCACGCGCTGCTCATCGAGACCGCTCGCCGCCCATGTGTAGCTCCGACATCGCTCCGGCACACCGGCCGCCTTCATCGCGACGTCCGGGTCGTCCGGTTGCCCACTGCGCTCTCGATCCTCTGCCTCGCACAGCTCCATGCACCGGTCACAGATACCAGGATGTGGCAGCCGCACCACCTCGCAGCGACGACACAACCACTCCTGGCCGCCAAACAGTCGCCGGCAGTAGCTGTCTGGCGCCTCACCCGGCTCGGCTAGTGGACCGGTCCGCATCCGGTGATACAGGTTGCTGTCCATCAGATTACCCCATTCACTGCGTCGGCGTCGACGTCCGGGTTCTGGCGGTGCCAGTCCTCGGACAGGCTCGACCGCTGCTTCCGCCTGACCGGGATTTGGTCATCCCACCCGCCACGCCGGAGCCAGGTAGCGGGGTTCGGTACGAACTTGCCGCCCTGCTCTCGCCAGTCGTCGGTCGCGGCCAGCCGCTCCACCCTATCCACGAGCTCGTCAGTCTGCGGTCGCTCCTTCCGTGTCTGCTTCCAGGCCTTCAGCGCCTCGCGCTTGCCGACCTTCTTCGGGTAGGCGGCCCAGAAGCGGTCGAAAGCATCCGGGTACAGCGAGGTGGTGTTCTTCTGCTCCTCATCCGCAGCACCGTGAGAGGGGGTTTGGGGGAGTGTCCCCCTCTCTCCCTCTGCCTCTGCCTCTGCCTCTGCCTCTGCCTCTGCCTCTGCCTCTGCCTCTGTCGTTACGCCACCGTTACTCGCGGCGTTATTGTTTTGTGACTGTCGCGTTACAGTAACGTAATTGTCACGGTCGTCGTCACGCGCCTCGCGATAACGCCTTTGCCTACGGGCCTCTGGCGTCTCCTGCCGGTCCTGGTAGTCGGTGATCGCCCAGCAGTCCCCCTCGCGGTGAATCAGCCGCAGCTCGTCCAGGTGATCCAGTGCGGAGGAGACGCCCGACTCGGGGAGCCCCGCCAGGTCGGCGAGGTCCTCCACCGAGTACGGTAGCCCGTCAGACTCGATCCGGCCGGCCATGGTCTCGGGGATCGTCAGCAACACCACGTACAGCCACCGCCCCTCGACCGACAGCCGCCGGATACGGCGCCCACGTGGCAGTGACCGCCACACCTTGCACCATTTGCGTTCAGCCATCACGAGGCCCGTTTTCGCTCTGAGATCCAGCGCAACACGTCAGACTCGCGCCATCTGACAGCGCGCACCCCCACCTTGACCGGCGCTGGGAACTCGCCATTTGCAATCAGCCGGTACAGATACGCCCGGCCAATCGCGCACATCTCCTCGACCTGTTGTCGCCGTAGTAATCTCTCCGTGTCCATAGCAGCCTCCAATGGTCATTGTAACAGGCTGGGTCGAGCCATCACAGTTCCCCGTCGCCCCGCGCCGCATCGACAGCCTGGCGGCGAGTCTTGTGCCATCGCACCTCGCCATCACACTTGCTCTCGACGTCAGATGGGCGCGCAAACGCCACCTGCGAGTGCAGCTGACCGTCCTCCCACCAGTAAAGGACAATGGAGGTCCGACCCTCTGCGTCGATGCCGTGACCGATCCGCGCGCAGTGGGCAATCATCAGATCCTCCGCAGCGCGGAGGGCAGCTTCACGATGACGTCGCCGTTCTCGCAAGCGCGAGCTTCCGCTTCGGTCTCGTCGACGTCGGGCAGGCGCTCAAGCTCCGGTGCGTAGCAGCGAGAGGCGCAGCTCAGTGTGGCCCAGCCGGCGCGCTGCGGCGATGGCGGCTGCCATGCGCAGAGCTTGCGACCGGCGTCGGCACGCCGCAGCTTCACGAGCCCGTCGTCGCCGTCAGTACCCCGCAGCATGAGGATCTTGGTGTTAACTTCGAGGTTAAGTCGCTTCAGTGCTTCCGGCCCGAACGCGATCCGGAGCAGCTGCTTCCTGCCGCGGCTCGTCATCACGGTGACGTCATCGGGTCCGCACTGGCGACCCCGCGTCGCGGGTATGTATGGCACTTTCTCCCAGCTCATTCTATCCTCCTATCCTATCGTACAGCCATCGCGTCGATGGTGTCCATTAGCCCACTCTTTTCAACGCAGATTTTCGCCACTCGAGCATCGAGCGGGTGGTCCGCTACCATGTCCACAATCGTAACGCATTTCGCCTGCCCGAATCGGTGGCAACGGTCCTCGGCTTGCATGTTGATTGCGGGCGTCCAGTTGCGGTCAATTCGCAGGATATCGGACGCCCGAGTGAGCGTAATTCCGACTCCGCCGGCACGGATCGTGATGGCTATTCCGCGCAGCTTTCGGTCCTGAAATCGCTCCACGGCGAGGCTGCGGTCTGTGGCGGATGCGCCGCCGTGGATCATGCCCCAGTTGCGCCGCCGACCGATCACCTCGACCGGGTGTTTGTGGTCGCTCATGACCACGAGCGGCACCTCCTGGTCCTCGTACTCCTGGACAAGCTGCTCCGCCAAGGCGAGCTTTACGGTGGCGAGAGCCTTCCGGGCCTTCGCGAGCGTGGTGAACTCCAGCCGCTCCGCGGCCGATGCCAGGATCTCCGCCGTGGCATTGTCGAGGTCAATACCGGCTTCTGACAGCTCGGCCGCCGCCGCGTCGCACAGCTCCCGGTCCTGGTGGTTCAGCGTGACAGGGATGGTCCTGTACTGTTTTGGCGGTAGCTCGGGGAGTACTTGGGTCTTGAGCCGCCGCAGCGCCACCCGCCGCATGGCGGGCACCACCTCGGCGCGGTTGGACTCGCCCCACTCGATGCCGTAGTCGCCCTCGATTGCGTTGAACGCGTACCGGAATCGCGGCCACGAGCCGAACGCCCGCTCATGCAGTTGGAAGCTGGTGAGCAAATTCCACAGCTCTGGTGGACGGTTTTCCAGCGGCGTTCCGGTGAGGCCCCAGACACGACCGTCGCGGCGGATTGCCTTGGTGCGCAGGGAGCGGAATCGCATGGTTTGGAGCGTCTTGTTTCGTCCAAGCCGGTGCGCCTCGTCGGCGATGATGATGGTGTGATTGTGGGGCTGCGGCACGCGTCGCGCTTCTCGCTTCAGCTCGGCCTCGCATGCCCTGGTGATCTTGCCCTTCTGCCGCGCGCGAGTCGCCTCGAGCGAGCACCGCGGGAGGATCTCGTAGTTGGTGATGACGATCTCGCCGGGTTCCGGCCACCGGAACGAGCTGAGACCCTGCAAGATCTCGACGGAGTAGTCTGGGCGCCACGAGCGTGCCTGTGCGGCCCACTCGTGCTTTACGATCGCTGGGCAGACCACGAGCACCGGCGATCCAGGTGGTAGCGCGGTGAGCGCCTGGCAGGTCTTCCCGAGGCCCATGTCATCGAGGAGAAGTGCCTGCCGACGCGGAGCGAGCCAGTCGCGACCCTGCTGTTGGTAGTGTCTGAGTCTCATCACTCACCGTCCTCTCGTAATAAAGTCGGTTGGGATTTCCATGTCGAGGTAGTCGTACAGCTCCCCAAATGGGATTACCTCATCGCTCCAACTCCAGTGTTCACGTATCAGCTCCTCACAATCAAGGCAGGTCTTGTGGGTCGACCATCTCCCTTCGTAGACGGCCCGATACTCCCAATAGATTGCACCTGGTGGGATTTCCCGGTCACATTCAACGCAGGTGTGCGGCTTGCGTGCTCGCCGCCTTGTGTGTACGTGAAACTCTGACATCACTCACCTTCCTCTCGGTGCAGCGCCTCAAGCCACCCAACCGCATGGCTGTTCGCCTTTCGCAATGCTGCGATCTCGTGCTCGTGCAGTACGCCCCAGGGGAAGCCTTCGACGGCCTCCACGAGCTGATCAAGCGCCTGTGTTGTCTGCCGGAGCAGGTGCTCTGCCTCCTCGTGCGCCTCAACACGTTCGTGGAGTTCCCGTCGTGTGTCCCACCAACTCTCTACGAGATCCTCGGCTTCCGAATCTAGCTCCGCGACCTTCTCTAAGTAGTAGGGCTCGCAGCACTCGCGTGCCGGTAAGTCGTCAGCCACGCACCACGATGGCGAGCAGGCATCCGCAGGCTCCCGGTATGATGGGCACTCAGTGGAGCACCACGCGCGCCCGTTGTCGTCTAACCCTGGTTGGATCTTGTCACTCATTATTCACCGTCCTCTCGGTGCTCCCTGGCGTGCTGAATGGCGTCTGCCAAGGTTGGCCATGCCGTTGGGCAGTCATCCTTGAAGCCCCACCCATCCACGCTACGGATGCCCTGATACGCAACCCAACCGCGGTGACCACCAAGGGGTGTTCGCTCCACCGAGTAGTCACCCGCCAGCCACAGCTCCAGGCTTTGGCCTTGCTGCACCCACTCCATCAGCTCCTCGTGTGCTTCAACACGCTCACGGAGTGCGGTGCGCAGCTGCTCGACGGTCACAGCTACACCAATCTGGCAGATTTCAGCGGTGATCGCATTTTCAGTTGCGCCTACCAACTGATCCAGTGCCTCGGCGCGCTCGCGGAGTTCCCGTCGTGTGTCCTGTAGTCTTTCAGATGTGATCGCATTCCGCGCTCTCCAGTAGCACACATCGCAAAGGTCTGGGAATGTCCCGTCTCGGCCATGCTTGTGCGGGTTGATTGCGTAGCTCCCGCATATCCACCCGCCATCCTCTGGCCATAGTGCCTCGCACTTGCTCATCACTCACCGTCCTCGTCCTCTCCGAACCAGATCGTGCAGGATCGGGCCGCCATGTGTTGGGTGTGTCCGTTCTCGTACTCGATTCTGACCCAGGGAACAGGTGCCATTTCCCCGTTCTCGTAGTACACCGTAATGCGGGTAACACCAGCTTTCCCCGCCTCTAGCAGCTCGCCAGGCCCGACATGCGCCATCTTAATGGCGTCACGCTGGAGGTGTACACGTGCTGGCAAGTCTCGCAGCATAGACGGGTCACTCATCTCTACCATCCTCCACCTCCACGGCCCAGACCCAGGAGGACCAGTCACTAAGTAGATCGTACTGACACCCGCACCTCAACACCTGCTTTTCGGTGATATCCGGGAGCCAGAACGGGGTACACGACACCACGCGGCCGATCGGCTCGGTGACGACCGTCACGAGTTTGTCGCCTACCAAGTACGGCTGGATCGCCGGCCCGGTCTCCGCCGTAGGCTGATGCTCCATCGGCACCAACAGCAGCGACAGGCGACCTTCCTTGAGGGCTCGTAGCTGCCAAAGTGTCAGGTATATTGTGTGGGTTGTCATGGCAGGACCTCCAGCCGTCCGTCATCGACCCACACCACCGCGTCCGCCGCCTCCCAGACCTCGCGCTGCTGTGCAATGTAGACGATCTGGTACGCGCTAGAGATCAGGAGTGCACGCCGCAACATCTGGACGTATCGCGCGGCGTTGTCCGGGTCCAATGCGCCTGCCGTTTCGTCCCTAAATAGCGTCTCGAAGCGGTGTTCGGATGTGCGCCCGACGTAGATCGCAAGGGCGAGCGATATTGCCTCGGAGATGATGGTCTTCTCGCCGCCGGATAGCGTCCCGACGTCGCCCTCTCTGCCTCGCTCATAGTCGAGGACTGTGACGTCAAACACCTCCTTCATCCCGCCGCTTTTGCGCGGCGCTTGTGTTACGAATTGCACCTCGAACCTCGGGCCGAAGCACGTGCGCAAGAGGTCGGTGGTCAGCTCCGACAGCTCCGGGCCGGCGGCGTCGATCTCGAGTGCCTGGATGCCGTCGCGGCCAAACGCCTGCTCGATGGTCCGCCACTCTGCGGTGTCGGCCTCAAGCGTGGTGATCTGCTCGGTGAGGTCGTCGACGGTGGTCTCCAGCTCACGCCGCCGCTCTGCGTTGGCCTCGGCGCGGGCGATCATGCGGTCCAGCCCGCGGAGCTTGCCGGCGGTCTCCTCGTGCTCCTTACGGATCGACCGCCCGCGCTGCGCGGCTTCCTCGAGCTGCGGGCCGAGGTCCTCGGGGATGGTGGCGTTCGCAGCCTCCAGATCGGCTGTCAGCTCGTCGCGTCGAGCGACCAGCTCATCGGCCTGTCTTTGCAGCTCCGTACTCCGTCTGTCGCGCTCCGCCAGCGCATCGGCGAGATCGCGGCGTGCGCGCTGGATCGTCTGGTCGGCAGCCCTGGCGGTGGGAGCCAGCAGCGCCAGCTCCTCCAGATCAGAGATCCGCAGCTCAAGATCTCGGATGCTGGTCTGCGCGAGCACCTGGTTTGCGCGGGCCTCGTCACATGCGGTGTGCAGCCTCTCAGTGTCGACCAACGGCGCCAGCTCGGCGAGCTCCTGCTGCGCCTCCTGCATCCGCTGTCTGTTGGTGCGCGCATCCGCCAGCAACGGGCACGTGCCGGGCAGGTCGATGGGCTCGGTGTACTCCGCGCACGGCACGTCGTCCATGACCTCAACAGAGCGCTGAGCGGCGTCGAGCGTCGCCTGGATGCGGGTGCGCTGCTGGTCGATCCGCACGTTTTGCGCATCGGCCTCTCGCAGCGTGGCTTGTCGGCGCTCCAGCTCGGCCTCCACGGCCTCGAGTGCGGTGCGCTGCCCAGCCAGCTCCTCGCGCAGCGCCGTCAGCTGCCGCTCGGCGTTCTCGTACTCGGACAGCCGATCGGCCTCTTGCTGCGCCAGCTGGATCTCGTGCTCGAGCGTCGCTTGGCGGTGATCGTTGTCACGGCTGACGCGGCTCTGCTCCTGCGCGTTGGTGTCGAGCTGGCGCTTCACACGGTCCAGCTCGCCCGCCAACCGCTCCACCTCCTTGCGCATGCTCTCCGCCTCGGCTTGTTGCCGCTGCAAATTCGAGTACGCCTCGCGCGCCTCCTCGAGATTGGCCGCCAGCTGCGCGGATTTCGCCTCCAGCTGCTCGCGCTGCTCCAAGAGGTCCTCGAGATCGTCCGGCTCCTCGGCGAGCTGAGAGAGGCTGCTTTGAGCGCTCTCGAGCTGCCCACGCAGCCGCTCTGCTTGGGTGTCGCCTGATCGGGCGCGGCCCCGTGCGGCCTCGGCGATCTCCTGCAGTCCCGCGGTGTCGAGGATCTCGGACAACAGCTCCTTGCGCTCGGCTTTCCCGAGGTCGAGGAACCGCCCGAGCCCTCCCTGCGCCGAGAGCATGGCGGACAGCATCAGCCGGCGCGAGCCGTAGCGCCGCTCGATCTCGGCCTGGTACTCGCGCACCTTGCCGGAGACCACTGGCACGTCGCCGTCAAACAGGTACGCCTCGGTCTTCGGCTGCTTCAAGACGGCGTCAATGTGGACGGATGTCCGGGTGCCGTCGGCGAGCCCCAGGCCGATCATGGCGTCCTTTCCGTGGGCCACTTGATGGAGCGGCCCCGGCCGGCTTGGATACTCGAGCTGCAGACCCGCCACCGGAGCCTCGAGTATGGTGGTCTTGCCCGCGCCGTTTGGTCCAGCGAGAGCGATGAGACCCGGTCCGATGGCGTCGAGGTCCAGCGAGACCTCGTCCTCGTACCTGGTGATACCGCGTAGTGTGATCCTGCTGTAGCGCATCTTAGTTCTCCAGCTCAGCGCACAACCGCTCGACCTTCTCGACGAGCGTCTCGGTGATCTCGGTGTTGGTGGCCTCGCCCCAGGAGCGGAGCTTGTCGATCGGCCCCCTGGCCTCCGCCACCGCGGCGGCTCGCACACGCTCCAAGCGCTCGACCAGCGGCACGATCTTCAGCGCGTGCGACTCGGCGAACCGCCGCTCGATCTCCGCATGGTCGAACAGATGCTGCTCCTCGGCCGTGCAGCGGTAGCGGTAGCGGATGTTGGCGCCCCGCATCCAGTTGGCTCCGCTCGGCAGCGACGGTGGAGAAATCCATTTCACTCCGTCCAGACTTTCGGCCGCACTTTCGCCACTGTCCGCTACACGGGCCTCGACCGTGACCCACCGCCGCGCTGGCGTCGGGATGAACCGCTCGCCGGCGTCGGTGTCGATTAGGACGATACCCTTCCGCTCCCCCTCCTCGCCGAAGTCGTGGCAAGTAAGCGAGCCAGCGTACACGACGCCCTCGTCCATGATCTGGTGCTTGTGGATGTGATTCAGCGCCACATGCCGCGCGTTTGTCTCGAGCAGCTGTGCCGTGCCGATCTGGATCTCGCGCCCGATCAGCGGCTGTCCGCTTGAGACGGTCGCGCCTACCACCGATAGGTGGCCCATGATGACGAGCGGTCGCTCCGGCGCGGGCCGGGTCGCCGCCATCGTCTGGAGCATGTTGGCGAGGGCATGGCTCCCTGCCTGATCGCCCTCCTCGCCGGCGTATCCGCGCGCGGCGAGATGTGCCTTCTCTGGCCATGGGATCACCATCAGGTCGATGGAGTCGGTGGCTCCTTCGATGTGATGGTTCGTCGGCACGGGCCATCCGTAGACCAACGTGTGGGACGGGTGCGAGCCTGTGACCAGTGTGACCACAGTCGGCCGCTCGTGGACGTGAACGTTCTCGTCCAGCTCCCACACTGGCAGGTCGCCGGGGTAGTCGTGGTTGCCGCGGCAGATCAGCACCGGTCCGAGCCAAACGTAATGCTCACGCAATCGCTGCAGCCACGCGAGGAACGCCGCGCGCTCCGTTGGGCTGCTCTTCCGCTCAAACACGTCGCCGGGGATCAGGATGGCGTGAACCTGCTCGTCGACGGCGGTCTCGGCCACGAACTCGAGACTGTTGACGACGTCGTCCATGTGGGCGCCGTCGCGCAGATGGATGTCACCGACGTGTAGCAGCTTCATGATGCACGCTCCAACGCCGCCGCGAGCGCCTTGCCGAGAGACGCGATGTCCTCGAGCGACCACGACAGCGGCGAGCCCTCTGCTGGGCTGTGCTTGGCGACGATCGCCGCCGCCTGGTCCTCGCCGCACGCCTCGGTGAGCTTGCGGTGGTAGTCATTCAGCTTGTCCACGTACCTGAACCGCGTCTCGTCGTCGCGTGGGATCTGGTCGACGTCGACGGGGAGGACACAGCTCACGGCCTCCGCTGGTGCGGCGTCCCATGGGTCCGTGGAGTCGGCCGCCGTCTGCGGCTCCTCCCACGGCTCCGCATCGACAGTCTCGGGCTCGTGGTCCAATACCTCGACCTCGCCCGGCTCAAGCGCCGGTCCCTGTGGCTGGCTGGCTGCGGCCCCGCCGCCGCCGTAGAGTGCGGTCTGCGAGGCCATCATGGAGGCGACCACCTGCCGTCGCACCTCTGGGTCATCCATCGGGAGGTGGGGCACCAGCGCCGGCACGACAAACGGCTTGTCGAGCTCGCCGGTGGTGTACTTCTGCTTCAGCGACAGTCCGCCGCGGATCGCGCGGTTCATCGCCTTGCTCTCGGCGAGCGCAGCGATGTGGCTTCGAGATCCGGCGAGCTGCGCAGGCTTCATGCTGCTCGCTTGATCCGACCCGTCGCGCAAATCCACCTCCTTGGTGGCGGCGAAACGCCTGACCTTACCGTCCAGCATCGGGATGGCGATGGTCACGGTCCACTCGCAGTAGTGCGGATCGCTGCGGTCGTCGGTGCGGTGGGTGTCCACCAGCGAGCCACCGGCCGCATCAAGGATGCGGAGCAGGCCGATCTTGGTGAGGGCGCGCTCGTTTTTCTGGCAGAACAGCCCGGACCGGTAGCAGTCGCCGCCGTTGCCGCGCTCGTCCACTGTCGGATCGAGCGCGACCACACGGAAGCTCACGCGGTGTAGCGGCGGGATGAAGTCCGGCGATGCGATCGCCGTGACGAGGTTGCACTGGTCGGAGATCCGCGCCAGTGCGGTACGGACCTCCTGGATGGAGCCGACCGGCCCGTCCGGTAGCTCAACTTTTGCGAGTGCTGTGCTCTCTGAGATCACGAGTCCTCCCGCTTCTTCAGCTCCTCGGCGAGGTGGTCGGACAGCTCCAACGCACGCTCGACGCTGGCAGCCTTCACCTCGTAGTTAAAGCCGCGCGAGTTTTTCTCAATCTTGACACTTTCCTGGTTCGCTCCTTGGTGGATGTGGTAGACGGTCTCAGACATGTGGTCCTCCTTCGGTTGTGCCTTGACAGCTACGCGTCCGTGACCGACACTGTGTGTGAGGCACCTTGGTGTCGACCGTCGCGTTCCGTCGCGGCGGTTGTCGTTTTTGGTGGGTCAAGCAGCCTGATCTGCCGACGCAGCCGCTCCGCATCTTCAATGTAAAAGCGCCACTCCTGCTCGTTCTTGGTGATCTCGGCGCGGTACTCACACGCCATTCGTCGCCGCTGCATCGCGCTGACGAATACCCGGCGACGGATCTCCGGGTCCTCCACGTGCAGCTCCACCGCGCGGATCACGTCGTCAGCCACCAACGCTGGGTCGTAGTACGAGTGTGTGCCGCTCATGCCCGCTCAGCCTCCTTCCTGATGACGCAGCTTGTGTGCGCCAGTTGCGCCCCGATGAGGCGAACCTCGTCCTCCGGGTAGTGGATCGGCTTACCGCACAGCGGACACCGCAGGTCCTGCCACATGCAGCCGTGGCGCATCAGCCACACGCCCGAGATGGCGATCCATGCCAGCGCGCCGGCTACGATGATTGCGATTGCTATCGTTGCGATGGTCATTGGTGTCCTCCTTATTCATTGTGTCAAGCCCATGAGCAGGCGTTGCGACGCACGTCGCCCTGGCGATCGCCGAGGTCTCATGCATGAAGCCCACGAGCAGGCGTTGCGACCTGGCGACGGTCCCCCGTACATCCGCCCGGGCCGCGGGTCTCACAGACAAAGCCCATGAGCAGGCGTTGCGACCCGCTGGCGGTAGTCGTCCAAGACGCGTTCGGCGTAGTCTCATGCATGAAGCCCATGAGCAGGCGTTGCGACGGCGGCCGGCGCAAACTGCCGGCCGCTAAAGGGTTACATCTCTCTTTTCGAGAGCTGTCATTCAGCGACGGTTTCAAGTTTTCAAAGAGCACACTGGCCGGCTGTAACCTGCCTGAATCCAATAACCTAGAAAGCGCGAGCGCTCCCCGCCTTTTCGTCGTCACTGCACCGCTCGCCAAGACCGGCAGCCAGTAGGTTGATTGCCGCGTTACGATCCTGGTCCCACACATCACCACACTGCGAGCAGCGGTGCAGGATCTGCTCCGCTTGGTCCCACGACTCCACCGAGCCGCACTGGTGACACGTCCGAGTCGTGTACGCGCTCGGCATCGTGATCACATCCAGCCCCTCGCGCTCGCACGCGTCGATGATGGCCTGTCGCAGGGTGCTCACAGCCGCCCACGTCCGATGATGCCGGGCGGCCTGGTTCGCGTCCGCCTCACCTTCCGGCGCAGCTTTCCGAGCCACACGCCGTAGATCAAAGTGTTCCAGGATTACCGCTTTGTACCGCCTCGCCACCTGCGCTGCGAACACGCGGTACGCCTCGCGACGACGACGGGTCACCTTGTCCCGGAGATTCGACTCCCAGTCGTACAGGTGGGCATCCTGCTTGCGCCATGCCTCAGCCGCGGCGAACATCTCCTCGTCTCCGTCGAACCGATTCTCGCGCCAGTGCATCATTAGTGCGGCCAGCCTCGCTGCAGATCTCCACTGAGCCAGAGTCTCGGCCCGTTCCGCCCACCACTCCGGCAGGTCGGCGTCCCTTGCCCACTCTACGAGCCGCGGTCGCATCTCATCTAGGTGTTGGTCACGGATCGACCGAAGACGTTCGCAGGTCTTCAGCCGTTCGAGAATCCCGGGCTCCAACAGCACCTGGCCATGGTCTCCGCTGGTGTCCTGCCAGTACCCGACACGCAGCGCGCGGCGCGCCTCGCCGTCCTGTGGCACGTCTACGGCGCGCCATCCGAGATCAATAGCCACAACGTCCGAGCCTGATGGCGTCGGTTCGTGCTCCTCGAAGCTCACCACCACCAGCAGCTTGTACCGGTGCTTGCGGCCGACGCGACTGCGGTGGACGTGCGCCCACTTGATCCGGCCGTTCGCCGGTAGCGGTCGGTGCATCGTGACGGGGAGCTCGCACCACAGCGGCGCGCGCCCCATCGAGCCGACACGGATACGACACGTCGTACGCGCCGCACGTCGGCGCTCACCGCGCACCGGAGATGACCACGCCGCTGGATCTGGCGGGTCGATCTGCAGCCGGGTGTCGTCGCCGCCCAGCACCGCTGCCACCGTCGCACCGCCCTGCATCTGCACGGACACACGACCGTCGCCAGTCCAGCGGCGGAAGCGCGGGTCCATGCGGCCCTTCCGTGCCCGATCCATGTCCTGCTCCACGCTGAGGTAGGTCCCCCAGTACAGGCCAGACTCGGCCCGAGTCGCCTTTACGGCATCACGCGCCTGCTGGTCCGTTTCATGGAGCCGCGCCTTCGTTTGCGGATCGTTGGCGATGGCCTTACGGATCGCCCTCAGCTCAGCGCGGCGCTCCTTGAGCTGCGACGCCAGCTCCTTCGCCTGGCGCTCGAGCAGGCCAGTATCGGCACCGCGCGAGCGAGCCGCCACCCGTGCTCGCTTGATCGTCTCGCGTAGCTCCTTCAGCGTGGAGGCCTGGGCCGCCACCTCGTCTTCAAGCGGCGCCACGTCGCCGTGCTCAGAGATGATGGCGCGCACCTTCTCGCGGCGCGCCCGCTCAATCTCCGTGAGCTTGTTCTTGTACCTGTGGGCGAGCAATAGCTGCTCATCCAGCCGGTCGGCGTTGGTAGTCGGCTCGCCGCAACCGTACTCGTAGACGCGGGTCCGCTGACTCATGTTTCCGTATGCCATTTCAAACCTCCGCCCACTGTGCTCGATGGATGACGATCTCCAGCTCCGCCAGCGCGACGCGATACTCGGAGCTGGCAGAGCCATGCTCGTGATAGGCGACGTTCGCCTCACGGAGCGCCGCCTCCAACAAAGGCGCCCCGGCGACACCGACGCCGCCGGGGCTAATGAAGGAGGAGTGAGGAGACTTCAAGGATGCCGGGTCGGAGCCCCCGGTAGACTCCGGACCCCGGCGAGGATCGCTCGACCACGTGTTCTCCATCCGGGTGGTTTCGTCGAGGCGGATCACGCCGCCTCCCTTGGGAGCAGGTCCTCGAGCTGGACGTCCAGCCCGCGGCCCCGCAAGTACGGCATCAGCCGGACGGCCTCTTCAACCGTCCATCGTCGGTGCCCGGAGAGCTTCCGGGACACCGACGCGCATGTCACGCCGAGCAGGTCGGCGAGTTCGCGCTGTGTGATTCCCGCCGTTTTCAGTTCCTTCGCCAACATCGCAGCCTCCGTTCCATGGTGGCAATATAGCGCCCTTGTGCCGCGGTGTCAAGGTGTGTTTGCCGGATTGGGAAATTTCTTGCCTTGACCCCTTGACAAGTTACCGCCATGGTATTACATTAGAGGTATGGAGGACAGGGACATGACACAGCGAACCATCGAGATCGAAACCACTCAGCCGGTAGTCGAGCTGCGGCCGCTCGACGACGACTACAGCCTGAGCGTTGATGATCACTGGCCGATGTATGAGGCGCACATCACCGTGGATGGGCTATATCTGGGTTCCGTTCGTGGATGGAGGTTTTGCGGGCATTTGAAGCCCGGAGCACACGCCGATATCGACGGCTCTGGCATCGCCCTGTGGGGCGACAGCCAGCCAGGCGGCTGGCGCGTCTTGGACAGCGACGGCGAGTTCTGCGGACTCCCGCGCTGTCGCGTCGATTGGGTCGGGGAAACGCTCACGGTTGTCAGTGGCGACAACCTGGGCGGCGTGCTCGAGATCCGGTGGTCGGACCTCGGGTGCACCGAGGGCGAGGTTGAGCATGTCGCGGATAGGTTGAGTGACGCACTCGCCGACGCGGCCCCAACCGTCCCCGAGCCGGAGCGCTGGTGATAGTCGAAACGCCCCCACGGGGCGTCTGCCGGGATAATGGAGGACAGGAACATGACTGATACACTGCAACTTACGGACCTAGCAACCTTTCCGGCTGCTGCTGCGGAAGTAGCAGCCGGCTGGTTGCGCAACGTCGAGAACGGACGCTGCCCGCGTAGCGTCCGTCAGACCGGAATCCACACTGGCGTGGAACTCGAGAAGATCGAGTACCACGCCAACGGTGATGTCGCCGTTACAGCGGCATCACCGTACTACAGCTGCCGTGCGACGGCGACGTCGCACGCCGACGGCAGCATCCGGCTCGAAGGCATCACGTCCTCGGGCTACAGGTACAGGGTCGCCCGCTACGGCGGGGGGACCCTGGTCGTCGAGGTATGGACCTCAGACCATGCCTTAGGCGAAGGAAAGGACCTCGGATCGAGGTCCTTTGTGCCCGACGTCGACCGCTGGGCTGACGCGTTCGGCGTTGCCATTGGGGGCAACATTGTCGCCACCATGTCGGCGTACGCTGACGAAGTCGAGTGACCAGGGATTGTGGGAACGGACGAATGGAGGCAACCATGACACAGCGAACCTACTCAATCAGCAACACCGGCCGCGACGGCGCGCTAATTCGTTTCCGTATCACCGGTCCAGACGTTGTCGAGATGAAGGCCACGATCAAGCGCGCCGCTCCGTACAGCGTGTTCATCGATGGAGACGCCATTACAGGGAAAACGAACCGACGCGGGTACGAGGCCCTTTGCAACATGGTGGAGCGCATGAACGCCACGCCCTCTGCAACATGGTGGGAGGAAACCATGAATCAGATCATCGACCATTGCGCCTACTGTGGCGCGCCGCTGACCGCATCAGACATCGAGCTGGAGAGAAACGCCAGCCTCGATGAACACTGGCAGAGGCTGGCACGGGTCCATCAGTGCTGCCCGGAGATCGCGCGACAGCTCGGCGAGTCGTGCGGGTACGATGCTCGCATGGCTGGCGGCCCTGACCCGTATGATGCCGATGGCAACCGACTGCTCCCCGAAGAGCCGCTCGATGGCGACTGGGATGCGTTCCAACGTTGGTTGATCGGAGACGACCGAGAGGCGTCCCATGAGGAGATTGAGGCGTTTGAGCGGGGTTGGCGTGACGGCATGGGGCCGGCGCTGTAGCCCACCACCACCGTCATCCACGCCCCTTTGCGCACACGAAAACGCCCCCGGCCGAAGCCGGGGGCTTGGTGCTGGGCGGAGGACGACCCAGCGGGGAGCGGTGCGCGGCTGCTACGCGCGGGGCTCGTACCGCCGGCGGCGGATGTCGGGGTCCCTCCGGCCGGAGTGCGTGTCGATCCAGTCTCGCCAGGCGCGATCGCACTCCCGGCAGACCATCACCCGCCGGTCGCAGACTAGCGGGACGAGATCGCCGTGGCTCGCGCAAACGGCGCATGGGCCTCGCGGTGCGGTGGAGTCAGTCATCGTGATTCTCCACAAGCCGCGGCTCCATGCCCATGCCGGACAGCCTTTCCAGCGTCACCGCTACGTACTTCGGCTCGATCTCCATGCCGTAGCAAGTGCGGTGGAGCTGTTCGGCTGCTACTGCGGTGGTGCCGGAGCCGAGAAACAAATCCAGCACATTATGGCCACCTTCGCTGCTATTTTTCATCGCCCTGCACGCCAGCTCTGTCGGTTTCTGCGTCGGGTGCCACTCGTTTACGGGTGACCGATCACAGTCCCACACCGTTACCTCATTCGTTGGCCCAAGCCAGCGGGGGGCAGACCCGCGCCGGAAGCAGTAATAACACGGTTCATGTTTCTGCTTATACTGAGCCGACAGGGCTCCGAACTGAACCTGGTTTTTATTCCACACGAGTTCGCTCCGAATCTCGTATCCCGCAGCCGCAGCCGCAGCCGCAGCCGCAGCCGCAGCCGCAGCCGCAATACCATTTACCCCTGCGTGCCACAGGTACAGTGCGGATTCATGGTCCGAAAACTTTGCGGCCATTTGACATGCTGGGGTGTACAGCTCCGTGGAGTTGTCTCCCTGCAGTTTTTCCCTGGCGGTAGTCCCGCCATCGTAGTCAACCCCGTAAGGGGGATCGGTGTAGACAAGCTGTGCGACTGCACCACCCATCAACCGCGCCACATCCTCCGCGCTCGTCGAGTCCCCGCACATCACCCGGTGCGTACGCTCGCCGTCTGCGCTCGCAATCTCCCACACCTGACCGCGCTCGACGCCCCACTCCTCGCGCAGCTCCTCGGCACGGTCAATCTCCGGTCCCGGGTCCTCCGGCGGTTCCGGCTTGCCCCACTCGATACCGGCATCGTTCGCCAGCTCGCCGAGCATCTCCATCACCGCCGCGTCCGCCGTGCTGACATCCTCCAGCAGCTCACTGAGCTTCTCGTTGTCTGGCACGGCGAGCCCCGCGAGCGGATCCAGCGTCGCCAGGATCTCGGCCTCCTCGGTCTCGCTGAGGTCCACATAGACCACCGGCACTGTGGGCTCTCCGCGTCGCTCGGCCAGCGATACCCGCAGGTGTCCGTCCACCAGATGCCCGGTGCGCTGGTTTACGATGACCTGCTGCACCCAGCCGACTTCATTGAGCACACCCTCAAGGGCGCGCTGTTGCTGCTTCGGGTGAACGCGCCAGTTCCGCGGATTCGCCAGCAGCTGGTCGGGCGCCTCCTCGCCGGTGCCGATGATGCGGTTGCGGATTGGCTCAGTCATCGCCGCCGCCCAGCTTCCGCAACACCGCCATCAGCTCGTCAATACGCTCCAGCAGCTGCGCCTCGCGCTCGGCGATGGCAAACTGTAGCTCGATCCACCACCCTGGACCAGCATCCTCAGGCGGCTCCGGCAATGGCTCCAGATCGAGCGGCGGCAGCTCCGGCACATCGGGATAGACCGGCACCGGTACCTCGGTGACGATCGGTTCGCACGGCGGGCATGGGTCCGTGCTTGTGCACCCGCACATGGCGAGCGCCAGCAGCAGACCGATAGCCAGGAACAGGCCGCACCATAGGATGCGGCCGGGTGGCGACTCGTCACGGAGCTGTACCCTACGGCTGTTCATTGTGATTCTCCAGTAGCGTGTACAGATCCAGCCACGCAGCCTCGCACGCCTCGGCGCGGGTCATGGCAGCGTAGCGCTCGGACCGCTCAGCCTCGAGGGTCTGCGCAGTGGCGCGCCGCGTCTCCCGGTTGGCGATCCGCAGCCGGTCACGTTCGGCTGTCAGCGACACCAGCTCGGCGGTGCGGTCTTGTGCCGTCCGCCGCATGTCCTCGACTGAGGCGCGGCAGGTCTCGGCCACCGTGCGCCACTGGTTGGCGCTGGCGGTTGCGCGATCGCGCTGCTCGGTCAGTGTGGTGACCCGGCCCTCTGCGGTGGCGAGGTCGGTGCGCAGGTCGCCGATGTACAGCCCCGACCATAGGCCCGCGCCGATGATGGCGGCAACGCCTCCCAGCGCGAGCAGAAGCTTGATCCGTGTCACGACGCACCGCCCTTCTTCGCCGCCTCGACCTTCGCGTTGGCGACCTTGTTGCCGACGACGCCCGCCAGCGCCGCACCGATTGCGATCGCCAGCCCGGACGGGTCCCACGGATCACCGGCACAGTAGGCCAGCACTCCGAGCACCAGCACGACCACCAGCGACGCCAGGCACAAGCTCCACGTCCTCCAGCCGTGCATGGTCACAGCCTCCGCAGCCACCCAACGAGCTTCGCTCTCCAGCTCCGCAGCGTCGGGTCGATCATCGGCTCGTAGCGATCCTCGAGCCACCCGTCCCAGAGGATGGCTCCGATTGGCATGCCGACGAGCACGCCGGCGGCGAAAATGATCCAGCTCATGATGTCCTCCGATCAGTCCAGGTCGCCGATATGGCGACGCCACGCCTCGAGCCAGCCGTCGATGCTGCCGGCACCGAGGTGTGTGTTATAGAAGTCCTTCCAGTAGGTCGCGAGACCGCTGAGGTCTCGCGCGTGCGGGAGTCTGCGTGGTGCGCGACGGTACAGCATCCGTGCCACCACGACGGAGTACCGCGGCTCGACCAGGAGCTCGTGTCGCACATCGTCCTCAACGGCGTAGCCCATGGCGCCGATCGCGATGCGCAGCTGCGGCCTGTAGGCGAGGTAGGAGCGCCACAGATCCCGGTGTGTACCGGGCTCGATCTGCAGCCAGCCGACAGCCGGACCCGCTGGCGATCCGTCCGATCCCACTTGCCACCAGTACCGGCCAAGGCCGGACTCGGCGGCGGCTGTGCCGAGGATCAGGCGGACGGCTGCTTCCGAGCACCACGGCGGGTCCTGCGGCTCCGGTCTGATCCAGCGCTCCAGCTCCTCGAGAGTCGTGCGCACCAGGTGCGCTGCGTGCTGCGAGTCCATGGTGTCAGACTTGCGGGCTGAGGATGGTCGCTGCCGCCTCGCCGTCAAGCCGCGCCCACGGACCACCGCCCTGCAGCGTCGGAATCCAGACAACCGACAGGTCCTCGGCGAAGAACATCGCCGCCGCCGAGGAGCCCCAGGGCTGTGCTGGACTGTGTGGCCAGTAGCGCGCCAGCGTAGGCGGGCACCATCCCTGATTGACGTGCCGCCCGAGGCTTTTGCGGACGATCTCCTCCGTGACGGCGGCGCCCGGGTCGGAGAGCTGCATGTCCTCAATCCTGCCACGAAGATGTGCACGAATCGCATCGTGGTCGGCAGCCGGCCCCTCGCCGCCGCTCCAGCCGAAGCCGGACTCGCTGGCCTCCTCGAGCGGTGCGGTGGCGTCCAGTAGCAGCGCGTACGCCGCTTCCATGCTGTCCATCTGATGCTGCAGCTCGGCGATGCGATCCGCCTGCTGCCGCTGGTAGCGGCCCAGCTCTCGGAGCTCGTTTCGGACCCCCTCGAGCTCAGCGCGTGTGTGATCGACCGGGGCGACCTGGTTGCGCGTCCAGAATCCCATCAGTGTCCTCCTGTGGTCTCTGCTGCCATCTCAGACAGCGGATCAGTGTACCGGCGTCAGCCGGAGCGTCGTGATAGATCTCGGCGAGCAGGCCGCCGAGCGGGCATGTGACGTCGATGCAGTCGGAGTTGCGCACGCTGATCCAGCCGGTGGCACGCATGCAGGCGGAGCCGGAGCAGAGCCAGTCGCCGGCAGTCAGCGAGAGGCCAGAAGCTGGCGACACCCGCACCGGCGCGAGCTGGTAGAACGGAGATGGCACCCCGCCACCGATCTCGACGGCGTCGTGTGCTCGATACAGCTGTCCCGGCGGGTACTCGTGCTGGTACTGCGCGGTCACATCGACCCGCCATCCGGAGCCGGCGTAGACCTCGAGTGGTAGCGTCGCGCCGTTGTCGCGCGCGGTCTGCACCTGCAGCGGATCTCCACACCGGTAGACGGCGGCGTCGGTGACGATCTCAGCGGTGGAGCCGATGGTGGCGACGACCGCGGACAGGAGCGCGACCAAACACCCTACGAGGATTACGATGATCTTCGCCCATGACACGCCGTACTCTCGAGCCGCAAGGTGTGAGCCGCTGGCTCGCTCCTCGCCCTCGCGCCGCCCGACCTCGTGCTCTCGCCACTGCTCGAGGCTATCAATGCGGCTGTTCTGCCGGCGGAGTAACTTGTTCATTTCGGATTGACTGTCGTGGATGGCGGCCAGCTGCGACGCCAGGGCGTCTCGTGCCTCCTGGCGATCCGCGGCGTCTTTCCGCCGGTCGCGTTCCCGGCGCTCCAGGTCCTCCTGCCGCTGCTGCTGCCATCGGTCCATGTCCTCCCGCCGCTGCGCCTGGAGTTGCTCGAAAAGCCGGGCGCACTCCGAGCGTAACCCAGGTGTGCATGATGCGTCGAGGGCGGGTCCGTTTGTCACGATAGTCTACTCTTTGGGTGTGCCATCAGCTTGACCATCCCGATTCCGTGCCGGTCGCTCGTGCCCAGAGAACCGTCAACGTTGCATTGACCTCGACCGTTTCTCCGTCGGCGTCAACCGACGCATCCGGCGCGACCACATTGAGATAGACCGCCAGATTGGATGTCGATGTGCCCTCGGCGGAGTCGGCCCATGATGGCGGACCGTCGCCGCTGAACGTGTACGTTGGTCCCGATGCCGTCATCTCGTCAACGACGTTCTTCTCCGTCGCGCCGTGCGTGCCGTCGCTGTTTTGGGCGAAGCCGACCGCGAACTTGATGTCTCCGCTGATGTCGCCAGAAACCGTAGCGCTTCCGACGATGTGCGCGCTCGGAATCCAGATGCGCCCCTGCGGGAAGGTGTAGAGCTTCTTGCCGTCACCGTCGCCGCCATCATCGACGTTGAGGATGTTGGCGCCAGCCAGCGTGATGTTCATCACCGATTTTTGCAACGGCCCGACACCGTACTCGGTGACCGCGACATAGCTCTCCGGCGTGCCACCGTCAGCCGGGTCGGTAAACCCGATCTCATCGTTGCTCGAGTCTACACGCAATAGACGGCCAGCCGCCTTGTCACCGTCAGCCACGTTCGCCAGATACTCCAGCTTTATCTCACTATCGACCGCCTCGAATGTCGTGGTCGGCTCCGGGAAGTCCTCGCGGCTGCCAGATTTCCCAATCACACGGAGCCAGTCGTCATCATCTGGGTGGCGAGCGTAGCCAACCTGTGCATCAGGAGTCCACCCGATTACGACTTGGTTCGCGGATGGACCAAGCTCTGCTGCAGCGTAGGGGTCCGCTGTGCTGCTGGTGGAGTCGGCACCGCCCCGATTTCGGGTCACCTCATACCGCCTGATCAAATCCTGGTCTGACGCCTCGTCCCAGCTCCACCGCTCATAGAGGGACACACCGAGTTGAGGCGACCACGGTGTCACATACACCTGGCGCACACAGAAATAGCGGACACCGTCCGCTCCATTTGGCTCGTATTGGAACTTGATTTCGCCGGCAGTGCCGGACCCGACCGTCAACAGAAACTGCACGCGCTGCCATTCGCTGGCGTACGCGGGTATCGTGCTGTACGGCAAAATCAGATTTGCCTGGTCGTTGCCTCCGGATGTGCCCAGCTTAACAAACCAGTAGCCGAACGAAGTACCCGCAGACACAACCCCGCCATCCTTGAAACAGACAGTGACGAGGTGTGTCGCATTTGCGGTCAGCGTCAAGCTGGTGTAGATGGTGCCACCAGTCCCAGCGCTCACGGGGTACAGCTTGGTCAGACTGTTGCCAGCGTCCCATGAATCGAAGGTGTTGCTATTGGTCCACCCACTGAGGTCGTCAGCGTCGAACCCTTGTGCATCCTCGACCAGGTCCCACTTGCCGCCGTATCCCAGCACCCGCGCGACAGTTGTCGGCGTTGCTGGATCGTCCAGGCTCGGGCTCGTGTAGCTCGGTGGCGTGTCCTGCGCCTCGGTGCTGTCGCTGTAGGCCGCGGTCTCGTGCTCGGTGCCTGAGAACGCCAGCGACCCGTCGGGAACTCGGGTGATGCCGGTAACGATCAGGTTCTGAGCGTCCAGGATCTCCCCGGCGGTCAGCGTTACACGGTCGCCCACCTCCACCACCGCTGCAGTCTCGGTCGATTGCCACTGCACGCGCATGGGATCGCGCAGTCTCGAGTAATACTCGTAGTTGAGAATGCGGGCGGCCACGTCGCGGCTCGTGCACCACGGCAGATCCACATACGCCTCACGCGCGCCGGTGACCGCGGTCGCGTAGTCCTTGACCACCGGCCCGCCGGGTTGGTAGTCGTTGGCTTTGTCGGTCCAGTTGACGCGGACCAGCGACGGTAGGCGCGTCCGATCCGGAGGCTCAACAACCACAGATCTTGGGTCGATGTTGGGTGTTGAGCCGGTGTCCGTGAACGTGAACACGCTCGAGCCGGTGCGCTCGATGTCCACGTACCACAGCCCCGACCGCGGGTCCCAATCCCAGTAACCGCGGCAGTGACGCAGCACTCGGTCCAGCGCCTCCGACAGCCGCATGCCCTGCCGGATGTAGACGTCGACGGCGAACCGATCCTCGCCGGACACATCCACCTCGGCGTAGTCTGCGGCATCGTCGATGCGGTCCCAGTCGAGCGCATCGGTTCCGAGGTCAGCGCCCCACCACGCATGCAGAAGCGCGGCGGCCAACAATACAGGATTCCGGCTGTAGGCTGTGGTATCAGTTCGGTGGTCGTAGACCTTGAGCCCCTGTACCACCGCCTGAGCACGCTCCAGCATGGAGGCGTCGCGATCCTCGTCCACCCGCAGCACGGAGTACGCCCGGCCGGTAAGCGCCTGGTCCCAGGTCACGCCCGACAGCCCGGCGAGCGTACTATCAACCGACTGCGTCAGTGTCCCGGTGTAGCTGGCGACCACGGCGGGTGATGAGTAGGCGCCCTGCCCGTGCGGGTTGATCTGCGCGTCGGCGCCGAACGGCGTGGAGCTGATCGCGTTGACCTCGCCGATCGACCAGGTAACCACGGCGTAGACGTCGCCGGAGGACTCCTGATGCAGAAGCTCTATCACGCCGCCGACGCGCATCTCGCCGTAGACGATCGGTATCCACGCATCCGCAGCGCTAAAGGTCAGCTCTCGCGGCTGATCGAACGAGACGCCGCCCATGGCGGTGCGGGTCCATCCGCCCCACCCTGGAGGCAAACGGACATCGTCCATCATACGATTGCCAAGGCCACGCGGAAACGTCCAGCCCGGCACCTCGTACGGCCCGCCGGAGCGGTTGGTGGTGGCTCCGCCGATCTCGGCCCAGCGGTTGGCAGCTGCGCCGCCTCCGCCGCCGGGATCGGGCAGCCGGGCCTGATCCCGTCGCGTCAGGATGGACGGGTTCCAGCGCGGAATCCAGCTACGACCCACTCTGATACCCCACGCTGCGCCAGGAGGCGCGGAAGCCTGAGATGGATCGCTCCGCCTTGCTCAGGCTCGTCAGTCGACACGGCCAGCCCCATTTGCCGGTGGCTGTCACGCGGATCGGGTCCCCGCTCGCCGGCGCCGAGTCGAACACCAGCGCGTCAGGTGCCTCGGTCGGAAGGTGCCAGTCCGTGGCGGCGGCCCCGTACTCGAGCTGTGCAGCGTCGACGTAGAACGTTTTTGCTACGCTGCTCTCGGTCCACACTGCGCCGTACACATAGGCTGTGCTCGCTGGCGCCGTGGCGGAAAACTCGTGTCGCGTCCAGGATGTGGTGGCATCGAATGCGGTACCGGTATCATAGCTCAACGTGCTACTGCTCGCGTCCTCCCACCACAGCACCAGTTCCAGGCTAACTGTCGCCGGCGCCCAAATCCAGCACGAAAAACACAGCACATCGCCTGCGGATGCCTCCACTTGTTGGGGATATGCACCCTCCTCCGCCACACTTCCCGGCGTGACGACTTTCAGCGCCGCGTCACCATCGACGCTGCATGCAGTCTCCTGCGACAACGTCGCCGAATTGCGTGCGCCCCACCCGCTTGTATCCGTCTCAATCGATGCATCGTTGTCCGACGCAAGAACATTGGTAGCCTCGACGCTGTACCCGCTTCCGAGCTGTGGTTCGCCAGCCACAGTGACCCGGTGCGAGCTCGAGTCCCTGCACCAGATCGGGAACACCTTGGTCGATCCGTCACCGTACCCGATCAGCACATCGCGGAACGTGCGGTCCAGCAGGTCGTACCATATGAAGTGCTCGGCGGCTGCGTGGCGAGCAAGGAAGAACTCGAGCGCGTTGAAAGTCGCGCCTCGACCCGCCTGCCAGCTGGCCGAGAACTGCCACGGCGGCATACCCGGCGCCTGCCGGATCGACTCCACCCCAGCCCCGCGGACCCGCGTCCGGTAGTGCGTGCCGCCGAGGTCCGGGCCTGCGTCGTAGCCCTCCATGGGCGGGTAGTCGGCGACGGGAAACGGTGGTCTCCAGCCCTGCATCACTCCACCTCGTGAGACTGTAGCCGGCGAATGTGGATCTGTCCGGACGACACCGTGTAGATCTTGTCCTCCGGGATCATCGGACACCCGCCGAACCGATCGGTGTTCCCAATGCGGATCTCCCAGTAGTCGCCGCTGGTGTGCCCGGTGACGTCGCCGAACTCAATGTCGCAGTACACCACGCCTCCACTGCTCAGCTCCTGCGTCGACCCGGTGATGGCCACGGTGGTGGCCGTCCAGGACGACGGCGGGTATGCACCGTCCACGCCGTCCTTGACGCCCCACTTGAATGTGTCTGGACTGCCGGTACCGTCGATCTCCACCCACAGCAGCTTGCGCGTGTCGCCATCATGGGAGCCGCTGGCTGTCAGGTCATCTGTACCGCTGCCGGTGAAGCTCGCCGCGCCGACCTGCGCCAGGCACGTCGACCACCTTCGATCGCAGGTGGCACCCGTCAGACCGCACACATCGCCGTTCACAGGCACTCCGCACGTACGTCCGAGCCGCCACGATGGCACCACGACATCGATCGGCGTCGGGCCCGGCTCGATCGCCAGCTGTGTGGTCTCGACGGTGTACTGTGCCTGGCCAACGTAGCCGGTCCACAGCTTGCGGTCGCCCACCAGCTTGCCCTGGCCGTCGCAGAGCACCTCCCAGATATCGACCGTCACATCTCCGCTTGTGGCGATGAGGGCGTCTCGGACCTCGCCGTCCACATCGTCGATCTCGATCTCAATGGACGCAAGCCCGCGCATGCTGTACTCGATGCCGCCCGGAATGAACGCGCGAGCGGTCCACTCCTCGCTACCGTCGCCGGTGTCGTACTGCACAGTGTACTGCGTGTCGTTGTAGCGCTTGGTCGTCGAGGTGCCCAGCTCGATCAGGTGACACCCGACAATCGGGTTGTCGTCCTTGTGCGCGCTGTAGTTGGCGTCGAGTGCCATCAGAACCCCGGCGCCATCATGCCGGCCATGCGCATGGCGCGGTCTGGCATGATCGTGGCGGACCGTGTCCCGCCGCCGCCCATGCTGGCGGCAGCCGACATCAGCGAGGAAGTGAACTCGGACAGCGCGTCGCGGGAGCGGTTGAGCGCGTCGCCAAACTGGTCGATCTCGCCGATGGAGCCGCCGATCGTGTCACCGAGCCCGCCCACGCCATCGGCCAGCGGTCCGGTGAGGAGGTCCATGAATCCCTGGCCGAGCTCGTCCAGAAGGCTTTGATTCCCGCTTTCAATTTGGTCGAGAAAGCCCTCGTACAGATCCGTGATTTCGTCCTCGAACCCTTGCGACATGTCGATAAGGTCGTTCGCGTCGTAGCCGAGCCCGAGCAGCGCCTGGAGGGCCTCGTAGTACTGGGATTGGAGCATGCCCAGCTGGTCATACCCGAGGTCGCCAGTGCTCAGCTGGCTCTCAATCTGCTGGATCATGTCGAGGTAATACTGCTCCTGTTGCGCCTCGGTCATCGTCGACAGTAGCGCACGCTCGCGGAAGCTGGCGCCCATCTGGGTCACAGCGTCCATCTGCGCCATGATGGACTGCACCATCTGCTGTTCGATCCGGTAGCGCTGGTCGAGCAGGTCGTTGATTTTCGAGAACTGCTGGACCCGCTCGTGCCCGGACATGTCCTCGAGGCCCGCACGCGCCGTCAGGATCTGCTCGTTGAAATCCTCGATCGCCATGCCGAACTGCTCGAAGCTGTCGCGGCTCACGTCCTCAAGAACGAGGCTAAAGTCCTGTAGCCGTGGGAGATGCGTGTTCAGCCCCTGCAGCACCGAGATGAACCGGCTCAGGTACTGGACCTGCTCGTCACCGGTAAGCTGCTCCATCTCCTCCCAGAACTGCGTGAGCCGGCCCTCGGTGACGCCAAGGCCTGCTAGCCCCGCGGACCCCGCCTCGCCCCATGCGCCGCGGAATCCCTCCGGCAGTCCGACATCCGCCAGCCACTGCGACCAGCTGCGCGCCGAGCCCTCCGTCCAGTCCTGCCGGAAGATCGGATCGCCGCCGTACATGCCCATGATGGACGGGTCGCGAAACTGCTCCATCGCGCCACGCCACGCGCCCTGCGTGGAACGGTACATCGACAGCGAGTTGACAACCCACGCCTCCCAGTCGGCATCTGACAGCCCTTGGTGACCACGGGTGCCCACGCTGCCCGAGTCTGGACCGAGCCAAAACTTCGTTTCCGGAGTCTCCTCGCCGCCACCGAACAGCGAGCCGATCGCCTGCAGTGCGCCTGCGACACCGCCGATGATCCAGCCTGCCGGGCCGAGCATCGAGGAGGCGCCGAGCAGCGACCCGATGCCGAGAGCTGTGCTACCACCCGAGAGGATGGCACCGAGGTCGCCGCCGATGCCGGACCCGGCCATGCCGAGGCCCACGCTACCGACGGCGGCCCATGGGGTCACGCCCTGGTCGCGCAACGCCTGCATGAAGTCGCCACCGCCGGCGGCCACGCCTGCAGCGCTGCTCATGGCGTCGGCCATGATGGAGGCCACGTTTTGCCCCAGCGCCTCGAACGCGTCCAGAATGTCATCGAATCGACCCGTCATCAGGTCGTACAGGATGTCACCCCAGCTCTGGCCGATGAGACCCTGCATGGTGGTCTGGAGCGCGGTCCACTGTTCGATGCTGGTCTTGACCACCCCGCCCACATCGTCGAGGGTCCCGCCAAGCTTTGCGAGCTTTCCATCGGCGTCGAACACGCTGCTTGAAAGCGACTTGGGCGCACTGCCCCCAATCGCCTCCGCGACGACCTCAATCTGGCCCTCGGCGCGGTAAAGGACGCGCTCGGACTCCTCGACAGCCTCGTTGAGCCCGCCAGTGCCGGCTATGGCCTGTGTGCCGCCGTCCATCCCGGGATTGAATCCCGTGCGCATCACCTCGCCAACGTCGCCAGCGCGCACATCCAGCTCGGAGAGCGTGCCGTTGATTTTGGTTAACCAGCTGTCGAACGTCTCCAGCGTGTCCACCGAGTTTGCCAGCTGGCCGACGGCCATCTCCTGCAGGTCCGTACCAGAGAATCCCGGCATCAGTGCGATGGCGCGGAGAAACTGCTGATACCATTTCTGCATCGTGGCTTGCGCGATCAGGAACGCTTGAGCGCTCTCGAGCAGCACGTAGGTCATGGGCGGTATGGCCGCTGTCAGCGCCTCCACCGACATCTGCGCCGCATCCAGCGCCCCAGCCTCGCCGATTGTACGGGCTAGCTCCTCCCACGCCACCTGCAGATTGGACAGGCTACCGCCGTAGGTGTCCATTAGCTTTGCCGATGCACCAATCGCCTGATCGCCCATCGCCTCGATGAGCTGCTCGATGACTGGGCGCGTGAGCTCGCCCTTCGTCATCATCTCGCTGATCTCCGCTGTGGTCTTGCCGGTGACCTCAGCGAGCAGGCCCATGACGTCCACGCCGCGCTCCATGATGACGCGGGCGTCCTCCATCTGCAACTTGCCGACGGTGTACGCCTGGCCGAGCTGCATCACGATTGACGACAGCGCCTCGCTCCCGCCGCCGACTCTCGACGCTGCGTCGGCCACGTCCTGCAGCGCGCCCTCGGACGGCCGCAGCCCGACCTGCTCCAGACGCACATACGCCCGGACGAGGTCCTCGGCAGAGTACGGCATCTCGCGGACCTTCTCGTCCACGAAATCCATGGCGGCCTGCGCACCGGTGGCAGATCCAACCACCGCCTCGAGCTGCATCTGCAGCGTTTCGAACTTCGATGCGGTGTCGATGATGTTCCCGCCGACGGCCACGACATTGCGCCCCAGCTCCACCAGCCCGAGCGCGGCGATGACGCCGCCGAGGCTCGCCAGCCCAGCCCGGAAGCTGGACACGCCTCCGGTCGTGGCAGTCTTCGACGCATCGTCGATGTCCCGCACTGCGCCAGAGACGCGGCGCAGCTCTGTCACCTCGCCGGATGCATCGACATCGACGTCAATTGAGATGCGCTGGCGGCCCATCAGTTACACTCCGGCTCTCCGCTGCTGCTGCTCGCGTTTGGCGTGCTCGGCGTAGATCTGAGATCGGATGGCCGCGCACAGCTGCAGCCCGTGGTACACGCGCGGTGTCCACAGCTGGGGGTAGAGGTCGTGCAGTATCCGGGCCACGGCTCCCCAGTCGGTCGCGACAGCGCCGAACCCTGGGAGAATGGCCTGGTCAACGACTGTCCACGCTGTCCAGATCGCCCGCGCCGCCGGATGCACGCTCGGTACACTCGGTGCGGCGTCCTGGGCGTCCAGGTCAATACCCAGCTGTGCGGCGAGCTCGGGATGGTGGCGGTACTGCTCACGGACTGCGCGCTCCGGCGTTTTCAGCCCGCCGAGCCGGTGCTCGACGAGCTCGCGGAGTTTCCCGCGACGATGGCGGCGCCGTCCGCGGCGAGCTGGAGTAACACGGTGATGAACCACTGATACCCAGCCAGCTGCGCATCGTGCCGCTCCGGATCGTAGGGGATCGGCTCGCGTCCAGGCACCACCAGCTGGTCACAGCCGCGGAAAAGGTACTTGATGACGGCGCGACCATGCTGGATGTTCTGCCGCGCCAGCTCCGACCAGTCCACCTGCGGATCGTCCGCATTCTCCTCAATCTCCGCATCCTTCGCCGCCTTGGCGCGCTTGGCCATCTCGGCGAATCGGCGCATCTCGGCGAGCACGTCGAATCCATCCTCGAGCATGCCGGCGATGGCACAGCCGTCGAGGGCTGCGACCTTGACGCGCATGGGTTTGCGGATGGCGTTTCCGTCGGCGTCGTGGTCGACGACGAGGCGGAGCGTGTGCTCGATGCCCTCGTCGGCGAACGACGCCGCACCGAATCCAATGTTCAGCTCTACATCTGCCATGTGTCCTCCGCTGGCAGTCGGTCAGATTGACGAGACGGTGTTGAAAAGCACCATGTAGATCGGCTTGGTGAGGTCCTTGACGAAGCCCTGCCCCTGCAGGTTCAGCTCCACGCCACCCTGTCGAATGTTCGGCGGGGTGCGCGGGAACTTGATCTCCGGAATGAACGCCCACAGCAGCTCGTCGGCGTTCTGGCTGTTGGTCCAGCGCATCTCGGCCGACACCGTCGTGAAGTTCGCCGCGTAGTCGTAGAACGTCGTGTTCGCGAACCAGGTGTTGAGGTTGTAGCCAAGGCTGAACCGGCCCTCGATGATGTCCGCCACAAGCCCGCTGTTGGCCGCAACCCGGCCGGCCGTCATGTTGTTCATCAGCGACAACGAGCCGTTGCTGACTGCGGCGACGGCAGTGCCGGCCACGTAGATCGTCCCGAGCATCCGATGCGAGATCACATCGTCATCGTACTCAGTTGGCGTCGCGTCCCACGAGCTCGACTCGATGGACGAGTCCTCGCCCATGATCCCCAGTGTGATACCAAGCGGCCCCTCCTGGTCGATCGGCAGCTCGAGGCTGTTAAGCTTCACACCGGTGCACTGGTGGTAGATGTCGCTGAGGTCGGTGTGCTGCACCTCGATGCAGGCCGCGACGTTGGTGCCGTCGTTCGGCAGCGGCGCGTCCGACCTGTCCATCGGTGAGTACATGTGCGCGTACGTGCCGGATGGCGTCGCCCAGAACATCCATGAGTCGCCAGAGGTATGGCCGGTTGTCTCATCGAATGTCGCGGTCACATCATCGGCCAGCGTCTGCGCCGCACCGGTGATGTTCACCGTCTCTGTCCAGCTGCCACGATCTTGCCGCCACTTGAACGTGTCCGGCGTCCCGGTACCATCGATCTGGATCTCGAACAGCGACGGGTCATCGCCGGAGTACGTGCCGCCGGTGGTGATGTCGGACAGCCCCGTCCCTGCTGTCTGGATGGTGGCCGTCGTCCCCTGTGGATTGGTGGTGGTCGGGTCGTCGAGCAGATGCTTGAGGATGATGGTGGCCTCAGACAGCTGCAGCAGCAGCGGCAGCGAGTACTGCACTGTCACATTGCCCCGCACGGGCTCACGCCCGAATCCGTCCGAAAACACGCTCGGATTGTCGATCAAGTTCTCGCGCGACCCCAGCTCGCCGAGGTCACCGTTCTGCGAGAGACGGTACAGCGCGGAGCAGCCCCCGCCGTAGCTTGACTCCTCGCCAAAGTACAAGCCGACAGCGTCAGCGCGTCCCTTGTCAGCCATCGTTTCCCTCCTTCGCAATCTTCGGCTTGGCAGCTGCTGCCGCCGATGCCGGCTTGCTCGGCTTCATTGGCCGGAAGCCTTCCTTGGCGAGAATGAGCTTCGCCACGGACTGCGGCCGCCCGCCGACCATGATCGTCTTGTCGTCCGGGACGTACACAGCCGAAGCTCCACGCTCGAACCGGTAGCCCAGAACACGGATGCGTCGGGCCTGGCCCTTGCCGGACCCGTCGTAGATGATGTGTGCCATGTCAGCTCTCCGTGAGTTGCACCACGCAGGCGTACCGCGCGGCGTGGACAATCAGCGCATCGTCGCCGACGTCCCGTGTGTCGTCGTCCAGATAGTCCAGCTCCTCGAATGCCCCGGTCGGCAGCTTGCCGAATAGCGCGGCGTCCACATCGTCGAGCATCTGGTAGAGGCCCGTACTGCCGTCGACGCCGTGGCCGAGCCCGCTGCCGAGCTTGCGTGCCAAGATGATCACCTCGAATGTCAGCCGCTGGAAGCCGCGCATGGTTCCGCTCCCAGCGGTGCGATCGTAAGCCGCGCTGCCCCCGGCGTAGATTACGCCTATCGAGGGCGGGTTGACTGCCATCGCGTCGAGATCCTCGGCGAGATCGTCAATTCCGACGACCCGCGCCGCGTACGTGCATTGGGTCTCGATGGCTGACACGATCCAGTCGCGGATGGTCTCGCGCGTGGCGGTCATGAGCGACCCCTCGCCCGCCGCATGATCCACCGCTCAATGATGCTCACCACCTCGTCGGTACCGGCGGCATCAATGCCGAGGAACTTGCGGACAGGCACGCCAATGCCCAGCTGATGCTTTCGCCCGTACTCGAGCTTGGTACCAACGCTCACGGACCGCGCCTTCGGACGGTAGTGGATTGACTGGAACAGAGTACCCGTATCGCGTAGGATTCTGATTTTGCCGCCGGGGTTGCGGTTGCGGCGCGCCGCGATGGTTGCATCTGCCAACCGTTTCCACGACCTGTGCGTCGCTGGGTTTTCCTGATCCTTGAATGCCTGATGGGTGATGCCCTCCAGGTATGCGCCAACATTCTTCATCGCCGGGCGCATGTCCTGGATATTGTCGGCGGTGAGCTCCAACGTCCGCGAGACGTCATCCGCGCCCGTGACCCTAACCGTGAATCGCATCACCAGCCCGCAAACTTGGTCCGAGACAGCACGCGCGCGTTGTACTCGCACGTGACATCGCTGGCCGTAGTGGCATCCCCCGCGCCGTCGTCGAGCGTGAGCTTGCCGGCGGCGAGGTCCCGCAGCTGCCGGCGCACCATCTCGACCTCCGACATTACCGACTCCGGGACGCGCTTGCGCCGCAGGTGCAGGTGATAGACCGCCAGCGTGACGCACCAGGATTTAACCAGGTCCGAGACCGGCGAGATCGGGATGCTGTACTGACTGGCGGCGTAGCCGTTGACCTCGCCCTCGGCCTTGCTGATGGCGAGCGTCACCTGTGAGCCCACCACGGACCCGGTCTGGTCGTCGTCGGTCAGCTGAACGAGGTCGTCAGTGTCGCCGAGGTCCGACTGTGAGATGTAGTCACCCACCGATCAGCTCCTCAGCCTCTGGCGGTAGCTGGCTCCGGCGGTATGTGCCGCCGCGCCAAACCCACCAGCCAGAGCCCTTGTGGTACGGGCGCTCGATGACGGCGGGCTCAACGGCTGGTTCCTCCACCGGCTTCAAAGCCGGAGCGGTCGCCTCGCCATCGTCTTGCCGCACCTCCACGTTATACGTCTCGACCAGGTACGGCACGTCATCGTCAGGCACCTGGACCCACTCGGACGGGCGCTTCCCGCTGAATGACCGTTGCTGGGCCGGGTCTCTGATCCAAGGCATGGTCTGTCCTCCGAGTCAGCCCCGGCCGGGTGTTGGCCCGGCCGGGGCGGGGTTGCTGCTCGTGATCTACTCGAGGACGTCGTCCAGACGGTAGATCAGCTCGTCCTGCAGGATGAGCTTGTAGTTCTTCTCGACGGCGTAGTTGGTCCAGTGGCAGTCGAGATCGTTCGGTCGCCAGGAGTTGGCGGCCCACGTGGCGCCCGGCAGCGTCATGGACGAGGCCAGGAACGCAGCGGTCGGGACTCGCGGGTCGTTCGCCGCGGCCATGTTCACGTGCATGAAGTAGACCTTGTCCGAACTCCACTGCTCCGCGATGGAAGCCGTGGCGCCGGGGTTGGCCGAGTTGATGAGGCGGGTCGGCACGATGACGCGGCAGCCCTTGAGGATGAGCGGCACGCCTTCGTTCATTGTCAGACGGTCGTCAGCGTCATCGGGAAGCCTGCCCTGTACGGTGGTGTCCGCCAGAAGGACATCCCAGCAGTCCTCGGGGATGATGACGACGTTCGGGTTCAGACCGCTGTTGTGGCGCATCTTGCGGATTGCCAGCCGGAACGTCCCGAGGATGTCCGCCGAGCTGTCGTCCCACTGCTGCGTGGTCGTGCAGGTGGTCGCGTTGCTGGCGGCCTCGAGCTGCGTTTTCAGCTCAGCCTCGATGCCGAGGCCTATCTCGTTGCGCAGGTCCTCCCAGATCGCCATCTCGTGGTCCGCGGCCATGCCCATCAGCGCGGACTCGCGGGCCTCGGGGTCGCCCCACTGTTCCTTCAGGCCGTGGGCCTCGCAGAGACCAGTCGTCCACGTGATGGCACGGTGCTCGCGCACGTTCGCCGGACCGTTGTCCGGCATCTTGGTCTCGTGATGAGCGCTCACCATGTCGGCGAACGTCCACTTGGCGTAGCGGAACTTTTTGCCCGCTACCATGCGCTCCGGCACGACCTGGCCGTAAGCGAACGGCCCGCCGACGCCAAAGCTCTGCACGATCCCGGTTGCGACGGGATCCGGATTCACATCGGTGTATGACACAGCCATCTTTCAGCTCCTTCCCGTCACACCAGCTCGACGTAGATGATGTAGATCGTGGCGTCGAGCTCGGCGAAGTCCGCGGACCCCGGCGTCCACGTCACGCTGACCGACCCCGGCGCGGTGCACGGCTTCTCGCGGTACAGCCCGAAGTCCCCATCGGCATCGGTGCCGACCAGGTAGTCCGACAGCAGGACGCCGCGCGTGTTGGCGGAGTAGTAGGTCTCGTTGTTGCCCGCGGTGACGGTCGCCTGCGGACGGACCAGGCCGGTTGCGGCCACCGAAAGCGCATCCGCGAACCCGTCGGCGTCCCCGGAGTCGGTGGACAGGGTCCCGATGTCGATCGTCTTGGTGGCGCCGGTTGCCTCGGCGACATCCACGGCCGTCAGCACATCCACGACCATGCACGTCGCTGGCAGGTCGAATTCGGTGTCGGTCTCACTGGTGCCGTCGCCGTGGGCGATGTCCAGCTTGGCCACCTTCAGCCCGTAGCCCAGCATCGACGCCGTGTCGATGGGCCGGATGTCCAGGAACGCCGAGATCTCGTCACCGGCGGCCGATGCCGCGGTGAGCGCGATGCCCGCCTGCCACTCGTGCGCGTAGGTCGCTGTGATGGCGCGGCCGCTCGCGTCCGTGGCGATCTTGGCGCCGCTTGAGACCGCCGCGCCCGCGCGGACAGTGACGATGCCTGCGTAGATGATCGAGCAGAAATCGCCATCGTCGTAGTTCCGGTCCACGACGCCGATCGGCCGCTCGCCGGCGGTGTCGCAGATGTCGCAGGTGTCGGTGTTGCTCGACCCCTGCTTGACGAAAGTGTACGCGTTGTCGATGTCCTCGGACGCCTCCAGCGTGAGGCGGCCGAGCGCGTCGGTGAAGTTCTTCAGTGTGGTCACCTCACACCCCCTTCCGCTGCTTGCGGATGGCCAGCGCGGCTGTGTGGTACGGGACGTTGTGCTGCGCCGCGTAGGCGCGGATCTCCGCATCCTCTGCGGTCCGGTCCCCGGTGGCATCTGCCGAGGCGATGGCCGCGTCCGAGACCTGCCGGCCCGTGGGCGCCGAGAACGTGCCCTCCGGGGTCAGCGCGGTCAGCGCGGTGAACGCCTCGAGATTCACCTCGGCCTGCTCGAGCGCCTGCTCGCGCATCGCCGGCGAGATCCGGCCCTCGCTGAGCGCGGCCTCGACGGCGCGCTCGGCCTCGGAGCGCACGGCGCCGGCCTGCATCTCGGCCAGCTCGGCGCGAGCGGCATCCCGATCCGCGGTCACGGTGGTCAGCTGGGTGCTCAGCTCCTCCACCTGGGTCGTCAGTGTGTCGATCTGGCGGAGCTTGGTCTGCACCTCGGCCACGCTCAATGCGGCCTCCGCCTCGTCGATGCTCTCTCTCCCGGTCATCCGGGAGACGAGCTTCTGCCAGAAGTTGCCGTCCATAGCGGCTTCTCCCCTTCTCCCCGGCTCGACCGGGGGCATGGAGCCGTCACCATCCACGCGCGGACCACCCGCGGCGGAGAGTGCGGCTGTGAGTGAGTCGTACAGGACCGGCGGCTGTGAGATCACCGCCGGATAATTGACCAGGCCGAGACCTGTCACGGCGACGACTGGCGCCGGGTCTCCGTTGGCGAGCCACGGCGAGGCGTCGAGGATGCACTCCAGCGACGTGTACCGGTACTCGCGATCCTGGATCAGCTGCTCGCCGCGCGGCGTCCAATCGACGCCGACCACCACGCCGCGGTCGGGCTCCGCTGTCGCGCTGGTGATCCAGCCGACCGCGCCGCCCCACCTGTTGTGCTCCAGGTTCACAAACGCATCCACATCGCGGTTGGCGTAGTTGGCCGGGATCTCCTCGGCGCTGCGCTCGTTCACCAGGAGCTGGCCAGGCTCGTCGAATGCCTCGCGGATGGCGGCGTCTCGGAGATCCACCACGCCCCACGGCATCACCACCAGCTCGGCCGGGGCCGCGCCGTCCTCCGGCAGCTCCAGCTCGGTGACCGCCAGCGTGGCCCGGACATACCTCTGCTCACCGCCAGCTGGCAGCTCGTCAGGTCTGTTCTGTGACATCGTCTATCCTCTCAGGAACTCATCGTCCGGTGCGCCGAGCAGCTCGCGCGTCCACCCGGACATCGACCGCACACACTCGCGAAGCGGCCAGGTGTCGAGGTTCGTTTCCCAGCCAGCGCGGAAGCGAGCATAGTCACCACACGGACCAACGCCGGTGAGCGGCACGCCGCACAGCACGATGCGACGATAGCCGCAGTAGAGTGCCCAACGTACGGCGAAGAGGCTCGACGAGCCGCTCTTGCCGGGGTACGGGTGGACCTGCCACCAAGTAATCCGCGGGTCCTGCTGCGCTCCGATGAAAACGCCGACCACGTGGGGAGGATCGGGCCAGCCCTTGGCTCGGCGCTCATCCAGCCACGCGCTGAGCTTCACTCCCTCAATGGCCACCCAGTGCTCGACGTGCCGTACAGTGTCGATCGCCGCCCGGTTGACCGCGACAGCATCAGACTGCACCCCGGACGCGTCGGCGAGCACGTCCACCTGGATCAGGTCATCATCGACGCATGGCGCACTGCCCACCACCACGGCGACGCGATGCTCCTCGTCACCACGCCGGCACGGGTACGTGTCGGGGTACTCGCCGCGGGGCTGGCGGAGCACGCTCATTGCTGCACCTTCGCCCGCACGCGCTCCAGCTCCTGCTCGAGCGTCTGTCGCAGCTCGCCGGTCCGGTTTTGGTTGGCGCGGAACCCCTCGTCGGGCTCGTCGTCTGGTCGCTGCTCCTGGAGCTTCGCGCCAGAGCGGCGCAGGAGGTCCTCATTGAGCTGTCGGATGTCGCACCGGCACTGGAACCCATTCGGCGGGACCCACTCGTCGGGGAACTCGTCTCTCGGCCACGCCTTGCCGTCCATTTTCGCGTGCGTCTCTCGTGTACGATCGTCGTCCACAGCATCATACATCCAGTACGGGAACTCCTCGGCGGTATCTGGGTCAGTCAACTCCGTCCACCTACCGGCGGCCGACGAGCTCAGCGTCGCCTGCCGGAACACCAGCTCGGTGTACGCCTTGCTCCAGCCGGGGAACAGCCGGTCTGCCCACGCCTGGAACGCCTGCAGCGTCTCGCCGTTGGCGATCGCCTGCTCGAGCCGCCGCTTGATCCGGGCCAGCGCCTGCAGCGTGGCGATCCGGCGGACCGTGAACGCGAGACCTCTGTACTCTTCGGCGAGCTCGTAGTAGACGTCCGCCGGGAGCTGCAGCCGCTGCACGAACGCGGCCTCAGCCTCCGGCCAGTCAAGCGGGCGGTCCTCAAAGGTCAGCTCAGGCATCGGCCTCTCGCCGCACCGCCGCGCGCCCGTTGTAGTCGGTGGTGATCATCGCGCGGCCGATGGCGTCGTCGAGCTCCTCCATGGTCAGCCCGGCCTGCTCGAGCAGCGCCTCAAGATCCGGCGCGGCGAGCCTAACCCGTGTGAGCAGGTGCTCAGGCGTCTCCACCGTCGGCTGATCGGCCAGCGACTCGACCAGGTCGAGCACTGCCGAAAGCGCTTCAGACTGCGCGTCGGCGGCTGACTGTGCCACCTGCCGGTTGGCTCGCTGCATGCTCGACAGCGGCTGCGATGGTGGCGCGCTGGCCAGCCTCGTGCTCAGCTCGGCGTCGATCGTCTGCGGTGGCTGCACCACGTCCTCGTCATCCGCCGGCTCACGGAGGTTCAGTTCCTCAGCAACTTGTGATCGGCTTAGCTGCCAGCCGAAATCCTGCGCGATCGTAAACACCTGGGCGCGCGCCTTCTCGTCCACTGGGTCGCTGAGGTCCCAGCGCATGTGGGGCAGCGGCACATCCGGACCCAGCCGCAGCGCCACCAGTGGGCGGATCAGGTCCCGCCGCAGCGTCGCCGCCAGCTGCCGCGCGTCGGCTCGCTGGATGTCGCGGCGCACGTTCTCGTGCGCGCTACCCGCCAATGTCCCGGTCCCGCTCTCGGCCTCGGTGGTTAAGTGCTGGCCGAGCACGCAGATCGACATTTTACGTTCGGCGTACCGGATAATCTGCTCCATCGGCGTGATGTTGCCCGACGTCTTGTTTCCTTGCGCCTGCATGAACTCGATGTCCATGCCGTGGGGGATGAGGCCCATCGCGTCGGAGCCGATGCCCTTGAGCGCCTCCTCGAGCGCATCGATGTCGCTCGCGCGACTGTTCGGGTCGTACTTGCCGATCCGCACCGGCATGCCAAACACCTCGGCAAACCCGGCCCAGTCCTGCAGCGCGTAATGGGAGATGCACCAGAGGATGGACAGCGTCCGCATCAGCCCGCGCCGGAGCGGCGTCCCGGCACGGAGCCGAGGCGTGTGGATGATCCACTTGTGCGGCACCAGATCCTCGAATGTCGCGCGGTCCTCATCGACCTGCACCCGAAGCCGCTCGGGGTCTGTCCAGTCGAACAGCCGCGCCGGCACCTCGACCAGATCATCGATCGTCCAGTCGGAGCCCCAGACGATCTCCACACCCGCCAGCCCCTGCGGCACCGCGTCGAGCAGCCCATCGACGGTGTCCTCCCAGCTGTCGCGCTCGGCCAACTCCTGGTAGATCATCTCGGCGGCATCGACTGCGCGGGTGTCCGTCTCGTCGTCCGGCATCGCGGACCAGTCAGCCTGCGTGATTGCCAGCCGCCTGGTCTGCAGCACGCCCTGCAGATGGGCGTCGCGCTCGACCATGCGGGCGAACATCTCCATCTGGTAGCGGAGCATCCCGCGCTCTGCCGAGGTCAGGTAACTGATAATGGTCTCGAGCGTGAGCGTCGTCGAGCCGTACTGCGCCGTGCGGCGGACAGTGGACAGTAACCGGCCCCTCGGCGGCCTGGCTGTCGGCGCGAGTGGGCGCCCGAACTGATCGACGAGTCTCGCCACGTCACACCGGCTTGCTGATGAGGATCATGGTCTTGCCGTCGATGTCCGTGTCGGAGATGCACTGCAGGTAGCGTATGCCGTGAAAAACGACGGGTGAGAGCGGGTAGTACCCCACACCCGGGACCGTGTGCGATACCTCCGACTGGACGGTGTTGTACACGCTCTCCATCGCCGCTGCTGCGGCGTCGGTCTCTCCGGATCGATCGTCATCGGTCGGCGGCGAGCCCTTGAATGTCATCGTGACGTCGGAGGCGTCAAGCGCCGTGGTGATGTGGTACGCGCAGAAGCACCGCCCAGCGCCGGCGTCCACGATGTTGCCGTCGGTGCCGTCGAACGTCACGGTGTGCCGCTTGCGCGTCTTGGACTGCTGATCCTCGAGCGTGGTTCTGTCCATGACCTACTCCGCCGGGGCCTCGTACCGGATCAGCGCGATGATGTTCCATGCCGCCGACACTTGATTTTTCATCTGCGTGAAATTGAATCCGCCGCTCGGATCACGCGGTGCGAAGTAGACCGGACTATCACCCGCCGCTCGCCGAGTCGCCAGCACCAGCTCGCGGATCTGGATCAGCGCGCCGGTCTCGCCGCGGATCACGCGCTCGGCCAGCTGCACCCGCTCTGCGTGGTTCGCTGTGCCGGGGTCCTCGTTGATGATGTCGGTGGCGATGGAGCGAGCCGCGGAGCTGCACCACGCACGGTCGTACTCGTCGAGCACGCGCATCCCCGAGACGGGATCATCGGCCATCGCCGGCAGCGCCAGCAAGCTCAGGGTCAACAGGATCAGGGTGATTCGTCGCATGTGTCCTCCTAGTTATCCGACCGGCCGGACTCAACCCACCGGTCACCGATGTATCGCAAGGTCAGCGAGTCGTACTGCCCGCCGGCCCAGTTGCCATCCAATTCAGTCACACCACTCGAGTCAGAGATTGTGATGGCGTTGGCACTCACGTTGATGATCTCGACCTGGTGGCCCTCTGTGGCCCCGGTCTCTGAGACCGTCACAGTGCAGCCGTCAGAGTCGTTGCAGGTCGCCTCACAGTAGGAGCTTGCTGGGGTCCAGGTGCCGGTGGCGGGGTTGCCGTCACCACTGTCCGCTACCGTGAGGGTGTCTGGTGTAGTCACCTGCCCACCTGCCGTGGACAGCGTCCAGACGTCCGCACCGCCCACCCGGGCTGCGATCAGCTCGTTGTCTACGTCGGAATCCACTGCGGTCTCAGTGCGGTCAATCAGCAGATCCACCGTTGGATGGTCATCGCCCGCGTCCTCAATGTCGTAGGTTTGCTCTACGCTCAGGCCCACAGACTCGCCAGACGTGTCTTCGTCGTCCACATCGTGATCGCCTGACACGCTAACACTCGTATCTGCGTCATCTATACTTCCGTTGTACAGATCTATAGTGACGTTTTCGTACACTTTTGGCGCAAACACCCCGAAACTCGCAGCCACCACCCGACCTCGGATGTTATTGTAATCGTCATCGGCGCTATTGCGGAAGTCGATATATGGCGATGAATACTGAATCCGCCCACCGCTCGCCGTACCGCCTACCTGTAGTTCGCCCAGCGAGAGCTTGCCGTCGCCGTCGGTGTCGTTTTCGGCGGAGAGGGCGAGCCAAGTGTCAGTGCCGTCGTTGTAGCGTCTGAGGCTGAGGTCGTACACAGCACCATCACCAGAGTAATATCGTATGTAGTCCGTGTCTCCGAGAATAAAACCATTTCCCCCCATGTGTGGGAACGAACCGTAGATGGTGAAAATGCTCGCAGCCACATTCGCTGCCCCGCCTGCACCACTGTACACCTGTAGGTCGCCACCTCCAGAAGCATGCAGGCCCACGCCGTCACCCGTGGCAGGACCAAACAGAACCCCCGGCGTCCCAGCGCCCCCCGCCGGTACCCCGATCCCGGTGGTGCTGATCGAGAGGCCGGTGTCATTCCCGGCACCATCCACGAGCGTCTGCAGCGAGCTGGTGACGCCGGCGTTGGAGTTGTCGAGGTGAAGGAGATCTTTGTAGGTTGCCGCCGGATTCGTCAGCGCGTTGCCCGCCCACAGCGAGGCCGCCAGGTGCAGGAGCAGCGCTCCGACCACTACGTAAATCACGCGTCGCATCGTCACTCTCCGATCTCCGAGTACGGTTCCCGGATCAGCTCCCACGGCATATCAAGCTCCGCCCATGTGCGATCTCGGAAGTGCTCAAAGTCCTCATTCTCGGGATCGTCGCACAGCAGCATCAGCAGCTCATCGTTCACAGCGCACCCCGCCGCCGCACAATCCGCCGGCCCTGCACCGAGTGGTACCCGACCGGCGTCGCGCAGCTCACGCCGAGCCATGCGTAGCACACCGCGTCGCCGCGGTCCGGGGACCTGCCCAGGCGCTTGATGATGTCCTCCTTCGGCTCGACGGCGATCATGTCCGTCCCGATGATGCGGTAGCGAGGCGTGGCGAGGTCTGCCGCAAGGGCTCGGTCAGGAGGTAGTGCCACGTCCATTCCAGTCTCTGGGTCAAGCGCCTCCCGGAGCGACCACCAGGCCCACGAGCGCATGTTCCGCGGTCGCAGTCGGCCGGTACGGTCTCGAGCGTGTTCTGGTGCCGACTCCGCGCTGTTGACCGCGATACATCGGACCCCCTGCTGTCGGAGTTGGTCGTAGACCGAGGACCCGACGCCGATGACATCCACGTACGCTGTGGCGCTGGGCTCGATGTGTGGTGCGAGCAGCCCGGCAGCCGCCGGACCGTCCGGCACGTCCTTGCCTCGCCATGTCTGCAGCTTGTCGAAGCACACGCCGCGAAGCGACGCGAGCACCTGCTGGTCCGCTCCGCCTCGAGCGCAGTCGATACCGACCGCGCCTTGCTCGCTGGAGCGGTCGCCGGTCCATCGCTCCAGAGCCAGCCGTATCCACTCGGTCGGGATGACCTGCCACGGGTGATCCTCGAGGGTGAGCCCGAAATCTCCGTAGAGCAGCTGGGTTCGAAGCGGCTCCGGCATCGCCTGGAGCTCGGAGCGGTAGGCGACACCGAGTGATGGGTTGTCCTCGAGCCTGGCCGGAATGAAGGTGCGGCTCTTGGGCTGGATGGTCTCGCCAGCGTGCTCGATGGGCTCCGGACCGGGCAGCTCGCGCTCCGCCCCGTCGATTGTTGCGAACCATCGCAGCTCGCCAGGCTCCGCCGGTCGCGGGTGTGTCGGGTCCAACCATGGCGCCCAGTGCTCCACCACCCACTCGCCCTCAGGTGTGGTCGGCGGGTTGCCGGTGGCCACCACTCGGGTTCGCTGCCAGGGTACGGTAGTCCGGACCCATCCACGCATCGTGCGGTACTGGTCGCGTGTGAAGTGCGACACCTCGTCGAAGCAAAGGAGGTCGCGCGGCTTGCCTGCGTACTTCCAGACATCCGACTGTTGCTCGATACCGCCGAAGCCCAAAGCGCGACCGCCGGGGATGTGCCACCAGACATGCTCAGATCCGTTGTAGCGTGCGCTGGTGCCACCGAGGAGCTCCCGGCTGCGCTCGATGAGACCGCCGACGCCGACCAGCTGCGTGTACTCGCGCCGGAGGATGAGGCTGCGTCGATGCTGGGTGAGAGCCAGACCGAGCAGCAAGTCGGACTTGCCGCCGCCAGCCGCGCCGCCGTAGAAGAGCTCGTCGGCCTCACTGCGCATCGCCTCGGTCTGCGGGCCAGGGTGCGGCGTCCAGATCGGAGCCGCCGTCTGGCTCCCGAGCATCTCGCGCAGCATCGCAGCTCCTCTCGACACACTCAGTCACCCTCCAGCACGGGGAACACCGCCTCGAGCTGCTCCGGTGTCAGCACCTGCGCCAGCCGGCGGGCGATGTCATTGACCTCGCTTTCGAGGGCCAGCTCCACCTGCGCCTTGGCTGGAGCGTCCAGCCCGAGCAGGCGAGCCCGCCGCTCCATGAGCTTGACGACTCGATCCACCACCAGCGGATCGGATGGCACATCCCGCGTACCGACAGCCCGGAGCCACAGACCGGACAGCATTTTGTCAATCCGCTCCACCTCGAGCCGCCGAAGCTGTTCCGCGGTTTCGGCGGCTTTGGCGTCAAGCGCGTTCAGCGCCTTGGTCACGTAGCCGTGCGCCTGCGATCTACTGATGCCAATGCGCTCGGCAATCTGGTCGTAGGTCAGACCGGCCTTGCGCAGCTCGAGCGCCTGTACTCTGCGCTCGGCAGCGATCGCGCGGTCTGTCGCGCCCTTCCGTGTGTTGGATCGTGGCATGGCCTTGAACGCCAAAACCCCGCTCGCGCGGGGCTTGTCTCTGCTCGCAGTTCGACGAATGATGAGAATGTACCACCTTTTGGACCCTCTGTCAAGGGCTTCAGTGACTTACGACGTGCCGGATTTCCCGGCCTTCGCCGCCCGCTTGGCCATCTCGGCTGCGTCCTCGGGATCGTGACCAGCCGCCACCAGCAGCTGCTCGAAGTGCCGGCGGATCGTGAGCTGCCGTGGCAGCAGCCCCTGCAGCGCCATGTCGAGCCACGCCATGCCTCGGATGTAGGCGGGGCTCTTGCTCAGGCGCCGGTGCGTGCTCCGTGGCGGCTCGTCGCCGTCGAGCTTGTGGCCTCGCGCCGTGCTCCACCAGTCCTCCACTCGCGCCGCCCAGACCCGCAGCACGGCTTTGCGCTCGTCGCGGGGTAGGCGCTCGAGGAACGCCCCTACATCACAGACCAAGTCCAGTAGACGGCACGAGCCGCCCGGATTGTCACCACCACCGCTGCGCTCGAGGCCAACGATGCGAGTCGGCCAACACAGCTGCGTCTCGGTGTACAGGTGCAAGAATGGGTCAGCTGTCCGGAATGATCGACGGTGAGGGCGTGCGTCCGGAGCTGTGCCGGACGCCGTGGGCTCCGTGGGCTCTGGAGCTCCAACGTAGCCGGCCAGACGCACATGCTCCGGCTGGCCGTGACCTCGAGCCTCACACCAGTTCGTGGCGGCCTCTCGGGACCGGACCGGGGCGTAGACTGACGGCCCGTCGCGAAAGGTGCAAAGCCACAGACTGGTATCGCCCGCCATTAAGCCTCCCGCTCAAGGACACCGCGGATCGTCGCCAGCGCTCGGCCGTCCTGGACCTGCTCCCAGTCGAAGCGGTAGACCTGCCAGCCGAGCTCGTGCGCCGCGTTCTGTTTTTCGTTGTCGCTTCGGCGGCCCTCCGGCCTGTGGTGTCGTCCATGGACCCATCCGCCGCCGTCGATCTCGATGGCGATCTGAAGCGGGCGGAGGACGTAACCGCCCTCGAGCGTCCGGTCTCTAGCTTCATCCGACCACCGCCCACGAATCGCGACGTCAAACCGCCACTTCCGCGTCGGGTGGAACCGGTACTCGAGCACGAGCCAGCAGTCCCGCAGGCCGGCCAGGAATCGGATGAACGCCTCGTGCCGCTTCTGCCATGAGCTTTTCGACCGCGCATGCTTCGCCTCGCCCGGCTGCGGCTGAATGACACCGAGGCGGATCGCCTCCTCGCGAGTGATGATGTTCTTGTTTTTGCTCATGCACTTTGCCCGCTTTGCCCCGATCTGTTCGGCCGCATCCTGCGATCTCGTCCCGACCATGAGTACACCCACCACTCGGCCAGCCTGGAGGCCAGCCGTGGGCTCATGTCGTGGATACAGTCCGCGCCATCCCGCGTCGGCATCGGCTTCAGGTTGGCTGTTGCCACCGTCATCAGCTTTTCTCGGCTGCGGCGGTCCACCAGCTGCAGCAGCCGATCGAGACCGTACGTGGTGTGTCGATCCGCGATCAGCTCGTCCAGGGCCAGTAGGCCCCGGAAGCTCGCCACCGCGTCAAACACCATCCGTGGGTTCCCCTCGCGCTCCGCGTCGCGCAGTGCGTCCAGCCAGTCCGGTACGTACACGTACTGGGCTGGCTTCCGCAAAGCCAGTTGGTCCCGCAGCATGCAGACCGCGGCGCCGGT